ACCGGGGAGTTTGCGAAAAAGGCGATTCCCAAGAAACCCGCTAACAAGGAGAGTTGAAATCAGTGGGTTGGAGGCAATTTTTCCGATAATGGTGAGAATCTGCAAAAGAGCAGAAACCACAGGAGCGAGTGCTTTTCTAAAATTGTTGAAACCGGTGATGATTCCACGCAATCCTTCAAAAATGCCTTTGATTTGATCGCCAAAGTTTTTACTACTACCAGCGGTGTCGTTGATTGTGTCGTTGAATCCAGCGATGGCGTGTTCGATTGTTTTCCAAATTTCAACACCAAGCGGTTTAAGAATATTTTCAAAAAGGGTGTCCCAGCCGCTTGTCATGCGGCGAAGCCAGTCTCCAAGGTTTCCGAATACGGAACGGAACCCACCCCAAAAACCTTTAAACCCAGTCATAAATTCGTGAATTTTAGGAAGCGATTGATTGATTTTGAGACTCAAGTATTCAAAAAACTTGGTCATCGATCCGCCAGCACCACCTTCCACATTTGGAAAAAGTTGTTCAAAGGCTTTACGGACTGCTGGTTGAATTGAAGTTATGAAGAATCGAAGTTTTCTTTCAAACCCACCAAGCGGACCCTTTACGAGATCAACTAGAGGTGCGCCAAGAGTCGTGAGTTGTTCCTTAACTACACGAAGAGAACCCTTGAATCGACCAATGAGCGTGTCGTTGACCCGATCAAGAGCGTCATTAAATGGGGCAAGTGAATCAATTTCGCCACGACGGAGAGCGCCAAAGAAATCCTCAAAACCCATGCCGCTTGCTTTGATTGCATCGGCAAGTTGAGGGGCATCTTCAGCGATGGTTTTGATTGTGTCATCAGTGAACTTTCCCTCTTTCCTCGCACTCATGAATGCTTGAGTTAGTGAGGAGAGGGCTTTATCTGGATCGGAAGCAACAACAGCGAAATTGCCAAGGGTTCCCATCATGGATTTTAGTGTTGCGTCCGCCTGAAAACCGGCTTTGTATGTTGCTCCAATGGACCCAGTTAGGGTTGCATCTTTAAAAATGCCAAGATTTCGGTCTCCCATAATGGCTGAAACATTGCTTGCCATATTGCTTGAACCAGTTAGTGGCTCTTTTGCCATTCGTGCAAGCGGCACCATTTTGGCATTGTTGAGTTCTCGCATTGCAGCCAATACGCCACCTAATGCACCCACAGCCAAACCGGCGACAGCGGCAAGACCAGTCAGAGATGCACTGAATGCTTTTGAAGTTAGTTCGCCAGCAACGAGGGCGAGTTTCAAGGTGCCTAGAACTGCGGCCATTACACCGAATTCGATACCAGCAAACATGGCGAATTTTGCCAAACGTCCAAAAACTGTTCCAAGGACTTTTGCCGAACTTCCAACAGTTCGAAGGCTCCGGGTCGCTAGTCGCGACTTTTTGTCATTGTCGCCAAGTTTGTCGTTGGTTTCACCGAGAGTGTCATTCAGTTTGTCGGCTGAATTTGTTACACCGTCAATATCTCCGCCAAGACCATCAAATGATTTACCTGTCCGTCCACCGATTGCGTCAAGACGACGTAGACGCTGCTCCAGAGCAGTTAGGCGTGCGCGAGCATTGGCATCATCTACATCTATGTTAATAACAACGTCAGCCATCGCTCACACTCCACATAGCAGATGAGCGGGGGCTAACGCCCCTGCTTCATCTGTTTTGCCTGCTCTTCACGATCACGCGATATGACTTTACCACAGGCCATACGAATGGCGAATGTGGCTTCATCGCAATCAAGCAGTTTTATGGGGTCTGTTCCGAAAAGTTCACCGAGACGAGCAGCACTCTTAATTATTGGGTGCTGCGAAAATTCCTCTACGGTGTCTTCGTAGGGTCCACAGGCTCCAAATCGTCGTTGTATCCGGCAGCATCCAATACTGCAAGTGCTGCGGACTCAACGTGAGGATCAAGGCCATAGACATTTCGCACACAGTCAAAGACTCGTGCAGCATCAACCATCTGCATGATTGACTCATGACTGAATGTGACGGTTTCGCCGTTCTCAGTAACCTCAGCACCGTTCAAGAAAAAACCGGTGCAGGTGTTTGCCAGAACGTGGCAAGAGAACCGGACTGAATCAAGGCCGTCTTTACGTCCATCACCTGAACTGCGTCGCCAAGCCTTGATCTGATGCTGAGTGATGTTCGGGCTAAACCGAATAGTCATTCCCGGTCGTTCGGGGACATCAATCAGAACATCGTCACGCTTTACGGACTTTGACAACGTTTCCCGCAACTGAGCAAGAATTGTTGGCTCATCCGATGCCGTTACAATGTCCTTAACGGATTGCTCAGAGACGCTTCCGACAACAATGTCTTCGGGTCCACCGTCATCCACACCAAACGTGAATTCGTTCATGTTTTTCTATACCTTCAGGTTGAAATTGAAATAGTAGCCAAACGGCAAAGGGCGCTCCCGAAGGAGCGCCCAAAGCATACAACATTTTTCTGACTAATGTCAGGATGTGGCGGTTACGTCCTCACATGAGAATGTGAGAGAGAACGTTGCCGGACCACCGGAAGACGAGTCACCTTCAGGTTCAGTGATGTTTACAAGAATCGTATTTGGATAAACACGAGTCCGTCCCTGAATGATCTGGAGGTCAGCGTCAAGGGTGAATACTGCTACATCGTAGCGAGCCTTACCGACGAGCGGTCGGGCTGCATTGATGAGAGTACCGTCAATGGCCGGATCGTAGTGACGGGTTACCGTCAGATCGCCAACTTCGATTGGAGCAGGAAGAACGCTGGGGGTCGAAGAACCACCGTCGTAAACCTTTTCCACAGAAGCCTGAACTTCGCCACCAGAAATCTGAGCGAAGTATTGGCGACCATTTGTCGTGAAATCAGGCGGCGTGGTGGTCGTGTTCGGCTGGTTGGCGCTAGGGCGCACCGCCGCCACGATTTGCCGCTGGGAAACTTTTGCCATCTTTGTTACCCCTTATCAGACGGTGGCGTTCAGTGCGGACTTGGTGATGGAGATGTTGATTTGGTCAGCGACCGGGGAAACCCGAGCACCAACATCAGCAGCCACAACACCATTTGCAAGTGAGGCTGTCGGATTGTTTACCGACGATGCATCAACCGAGTAGCCGGGATCAACCTGCTGCCCGTTTGCGTCATACCCCTCATACACACCGCCAGCAGCACGGATCGGGTCCATGATGCCGGTGAGGATTGCCTCAATTTGACCAAACAGATTTCCGCGACCGTCAATGGGTCGGAAAACCAGCGGTTCAAGGGCAATTTCACACTGACCGGTGATGTAGTTGAGGGTGTCACGGTAGGTGATGAAACGCCAGTTGGTTTCATCAGCCGATACCGACCGAGCGCCGTAAACCTGAACGGAACCGTTGATGACTCGGAGTGCATTGATCCGAGCACTATCAAGCGAATCGCCAAGGGTCTTGTTCACTTGCTCGTAGAGTCCAGTGACATAGCGGGCGGCGCTTACATTTCCAGCACCCGGTTGCCATGCACCCTCGTCGCGATGAGCACGAGAGCGAGCAGCAGCGACATAACCCTCTGGGGAGATGTCACGAGTGCCACCGTAACCGTCAGGAACCTTCACTGAAGGCCAGTAGAAGGCCATGTAGGAACCATCGGTCTTGGTTGCAGCAGTGGTGCCGTAGTAATCATCGGCTGCGGCAATTGCTGTAGCGGAACTGGCAGCAATCGCAAATCCGCAAAGTGCGATTCGGCGGTTGGCCTTTGCGTGTGCAAGAAGACCATCGTAAATGGTTGAGTTGGCAGAGCCGGGGATCGCAACAGCGCCGGGACCGAGGTCGTAATCAAACAGATCAAGACCAGTTACTCGGTTAGCGTCGGTTGGGCTTCCGGCAGCACCAGAGGTGAACAGGTAAGCGTCACCGCTGTTGTCATCAGGAAGTTCAACAGATGCACCCGCCGTGGCGGTTACGAATTCGGCAAGAGCAGCACTTGCGTTGATTTCTTCAACAGCAGACTGCTTTGCATACTTGGTGCTTCCGTCAGGAAGAACTTCGTCTTGATAAGGACCACCAGTGAAGATGGATTCTTGCTGGTAAGTGATTTCAACACTGAAAGTCGATGCAGTCGCAGTGATGAAAGCCTCAAGGCCATGCTTTTCGGGGGACACTGCCGAGTTGGCCCAAGTTCCAGCATTTGCAGCAGTCAGGGTCATTACCGTTCCCGGCGTTGCCTCAGCGTCTTGAATGACAACCGAAGCCTTTACAGGGCTTGCAGCAACAACACGAGAAACGTAGCAACGGGTGCCACCTTCCTCAAAAAATGTCTTTACCTGATCGTGCAGTGAGAAACTGGACGAGTAGGTGCCATAAATGGCTTCGAACTGGTTCACTCCGAGTACCAAGCGTGCCTCGTCAATCGGCCCACGTTCGGCGGTGCCGACAATGAACAGCGTTGACGCAGGTGCGACATTAGCCCCAGTGGGACCAACGCGTACTCCGGTCGAAACGTTAATACCGGGCATCAGGACTCCTTCACCTGCGTAGAGGTCTTCTTACGAGTTCGGGGGGCAGGCTTTGCTTCTTCTGGTGTTTCTTCTTGTGACTCTTCGCCCACCTCTGTCGCTTCTTCTTCAGCGACTTCTGGTTCTGGCTCGGAGACCTCTTCTTCCACCTGAATTGGCTCTACCTCTGGGGCTGCTTCTTCGACAACTCCAGTAGATGAAAGTACCACAAGGAACCCGTTTTCAATAGCAAATGCCGCGATCGGGTCATTTGTATCGACTTCGGCCTGTCCCAAGGGTGCAAGTTCTTGGCCGGACTCATCAAAAATGACGATTCGGTTGATCTGATTAAAAACTGTGATCTTTCCCATACCCTCTCAACTTTACGCTAAATCTTCCCAAGTCAGGGGAACTGTATTGATCTCAAATTCAGTAACGTCGCCGTTCTTGGTTCTGAGGATTTGTTCATTGAGCGAAAACTCGTATGCCAGATAGGCACCGGCTATCACTCGGTCGCCCTTTGCGTATGAAAGGTCGCTGTATTCCTCTCTGAGTGTAGTCTCGTCAAGGAGTACGTCGGCATCAAGACTAGGGAAATATCCACTTTCGCTTGCTTGCATCGCTGGATGATCAAGTAATGCACTTCTGATTACTGTGGTCAAACGGTCTCTAGTCTCGGTGGTTTGTTCTGGACCTTCACCACGAACCCAAATATAAGTTCTCATATTGTAGGTCGCCCGATAGTTCGGGTCAGTCGAAAAGTTGACCATATCGGTTCTTGTAAAACCGCTGGTGTTCAACTGGACAGTAATAATAGTTGGCCATGAATCAAGACCTGCCGGTTCATAGGAAAGGTAATAGACCGGATCGGGAAGAACTTCGGAATCCATTTGCCAAGTATTACGAAAAGAAACTAGCCGACTCGGAACATCAGATGCAAGATATTCAGTTACAAACTTTTTGGCCTGCCACGGCCCTTCCATAGACATCGGTCTACCCCTAGTCCTAGATCACTTCATCAATATAGTTGTCAACCCACCGAGCCATAGTTTTTGAAAACTCAAACGGCTCAAAAACAATTGTTCTAGCGGGCATATTGCGAGTTCCGTATTGATGAAACTCTGCGTATTCAATATCAGTCCCAAACTTTGCGGACTTGCGACCCATATCGTTTGGAGCGCCCTTTAAGTTGACAAGAGAATCCATTAGGTTCCCCGTCTTGCCAACTAATTTCGCTGGCTGACCAACTTCAGGGGTCCAATTTCCGTAAGCAGCCCATTTTTTTCCAGATCGGAGTCCCCGAGTGGCGAAGTTTTCAGCGTTTGCTTGTTCAAGATAATCTTTCGCAAGTTTGAAAACTGGGCGATAATCACCCATCCGCTTCGTGATTCGACGTAAAGCGGCTCTGGCATCAGAGGTATCAACACTGATTTGAACCTTTACACCACTCACTAAATTTGCCTCCGTCGCCAACGTTTAAGTACGGCTTTATCCGCTTCAGATAAACCGACTTCACGAACAGCAACTTCCCGAGTATCCATCTGCTTCAAACCAACAACATCATCAGTGAGGTTTTGCATTTCACGAGAAGCCACTCGCAAAACGAGGAGTTTCAAGTAAGGAATCTGCTCGCCATCCAAACCAGCGGTGTAAGTGACTTCAATGTCGTCATAAGAAACGACGCTGAACATATCTAAGCCCCATTTACTTGAAGAGAAGTGTGGGCCTTCTTGAAGCGTGGTCCAACTATTCTCATTCAACCCGCGACGACGAACCAAATCAATTGACACGACTGGCGAAAAGTTTAAATGGATCACATAAGGGGGTTGAACTACGCGCTCAATGGTATCTACCGTTGAATCAAGCGTTCTGTCGTAGAAGTACGCAGTTGCCGCAACGTGAAGATAGTCCTCTGGAATTCGGTAGATTTCCGTATATTCCGTTGGTTCGATTGGTCGCCTAAGAAATGTTTCAATTTCCGACTGGACACCAGCAAGAATCAAGGTTGCATTATCTTCTTGGCGGTTACTAAACCGACCAATGTCCATGTATGTGGCGAGGTCGTCGGCATCAACGAGCATTGCCTAACCTCCCCATTTAATTGTTGCGACGACCCTGAAGTCTGTTGCCAACGGCACGAAGACCGCGAGAAAGCGCACGACGAATCCGACCCGGCCTACGGCGACCAGCGTCTGCTGGTGCTGGGGCTGGTGCTGGGGTCGGGCGTGGACGTGGGCGTGGAGTAGCCCCACCTCCGCCCCCGCCACCACCGCCGCCCGGACGTGGGGCAGCAGGAGTTGGAGTTGTATCGGGGGTTGTATCAACTGTTGGCGTTACTGAGGTCGGTCGGCGGCGTGGCCTACGACGACGCTCACGATCTCGCCTGCGTGAAGGGGGTGGCACCTGAAACACCTCCGGTGAGAGTGCGCGAATTACAAAAACGATACCACCAGATTGCTTGTTACTAGGCCATGTCAGCGATCAGCGTTTGGTGGCCGTTCAATCGTGATCTCCCCGGCAATTTGAGCATCGGGGGGTGGTGCCTCCACGGGAACCCAAGCGTTTGAGTATTTATGCTCTTTGAGTTTCCTCGTTTTAATTAAACTGCCGTCAACAAGAAGGTCAAATTCCTCATCAGTCATTCGGAGTGCTTCCTGAATGATGCTTTCATCGTATTTCTTGGAAGCGATAATCCTTTTCAGCAGACGAGACAATGGTTTTGCAATAGTTGAACCTTTTGCACGATTGAGCCGAACGTGCATAATCATCGCATCGACTTCATCACAGTCAACAAACGTAACGGGGATGATCCCCTTGTCACGCTTCACGATCCTCTTGTCCTGCGAAATAACCCACCGAGAGAACCCGTCAATAATCGTGGAATCCTCTTTCCTGACCACTATCGGCGCAATCCATCCATAATCAAGGACTGATTCAGTCAAAAGTTTCATTTCCGGTTTGAAAATGTAAGTGGTCTTCCAACTCGCTGGCTGGACGTTCTTGTAGTGGACTTCATTCATCTATTGTCATCCAATGAGTCAAGGCTGTCCGCATCAGCAAGAGCCTGAGCAGCAGCAAGTCGTTTTGCATGGGCACGAGTTTTTGGTCCAACAGGACTAACAGACGTAACTGAAAACTCATTCAAAATGAGATTCCTAATAAGCCATTCAAGTGGATAGGACCACTCGTCTGTCGCCCATTTTTTCCGATACTTGGAAGCAAAAGCCATCGCTTCAGTATGGATACCTTCCGTCAACATTGTTTCATCAATGCATCGACGCACACCGTCCCACCCATCGGCAGCGTAATCATCAATCATGGTTTCAATGTCAAATTCAGGCCAGAGGCGGCGCTGAGCATCAACATCTGGAAAACATTCAATAAGCCGGTCGTAGAACTCTGGTTCAGTCGCCACCACATCACCAATTCTCCGAATGGCAACAGAATGCAATGGAATCCCAACCCGTGAATTTGATTTGGTCATTGCTGCCAAATCGTAATACTCACAATACGGTGCACCATGTTCAACCGTGATGAACTTGAGGACATCATTAGTTGTCCAGTCGTAAATCGGCTTTGCAAATCGAAGAGGAATTGACTTTTTCAATTTGTATGGCTGAACAATGTAATTTTCATGCAGTTTCTGAACACAAGACCTATAGCGAATCATTGATTCATTCGCTCGGACACCAGTCAAGAAAGCGGTCATGCCTTTCTTTCCCTGCATTGTGTAATAGTCAACTGATTCAGGAAGTGGCTCAGAAGGATCAAGCCCAAAATCCTCAGCCCTTATTGCCCATTTTGGGAATGGCCTCACAAGCCTTCCATCGGCTTCCCTCATAGGGGACCAGAGGAGAACATATTCCCTTCGACCAAGAATCCAAACCTCTTGACCCATTGGCAGGCAATACCACTCCATATCAACCCATGGTTGGTCACGGATGTATTCAACGTATTCCACGACGGTCGGACTAACCATCTCCTCGTCTCGG